ATTCGGCCACACCTTCTGCAGTCGCCGCAGGGGCGAATTGTTCTGCCTTGCGGTCGAATTCAAGCGCCGTATCCATCGACCACTCCTCCCCGCCGAACCGCGAATTGGCTATTTCCTCCGGGGTGAGCACTCCGGTTGACAGATAGATATTGTCTGCGTCCGCAACCGTCTTTCTTGTGGCGGCTTTTTCCGCGTCGGATTGCTGCCACAATGGGTTAAACTTCACCCTCCAGTTCTCTGGCTCAACGCCGTGGAACGCATAGTTTTTTGACAGGAAGATCGCCTTCACCAGGCGGTTTAAAATCGGCCATAGTTTGGACTGCTGCTCGGCAGCGATCTTGTCGTACCATTGGCGGATGTCGCTATCGCCTGTTGCGCTCAATCCCGCAGGAGATTTGCCCATTAGCAACGTGATCGGGATGCCCGTAGATGCTGAAAGGGCTTGAGTATACCGGTCAATCAATTCCGATAGCCCTCCGACGTTCGAGGAATTGCGTGTATAGCTTTCTTTGGTATCGATCAGCGTGGTATTGATCACGTGTCTGCTAAGATCGATTAATCCAAGGCGAGTTTTAATCAACCCCTCTTGCCCACTGGCTATTAGTTCTTGCAGGTTGTCAATCGACATCACGCCCTGCACAAAATCCTCGACGATATTTTCGATGGCCCCATAGATGCCGCCAAGCGCTCGCAGTTGATTGTAGCATGACTGGACTATCGAATCCCCCCAGCCATTGTTCTCGGACCGGGAGAGGTCGGGAATATCCTCGCCGTCGACTATCAACATGCGGCTGGAATGGCAACGGAACGGTACGCCTCCTGTTGATGGCGCGACAGAGTATATTTCCACCTCGCCAAAATTTGGCTTTGAGGGATCATTAACAACATCCGATGATATATAGCTGACCTGATATCGGTCGAACGTGCGCAGGAAAATGATATCGCGAATATTGGCCTCATCGACAGGTTGATCAAGTGCGCGACCATCGTCTATTCCCATCACCACGCACCCGCCACCATATAACCGCGACCATTTGAGCGCTTTCAAAATCTGAGACATAGCCCCAAGTTCCTCTATACGGGCCATTATCATATCTTCTTCGTCATTGGTGACAGTAAAGCCCTGGCGCACCATCTCCTCAGCCGGCAGGTTTACCACGCGCCGAGCGAATCCGTCCTCGCGGTACATGTCGGTAAGCTGCTGTTGGTTGAGCCAAACGCATGACGCAAACGCGGTATGCCTGGTCTTATCTCGGTTCTCGATTCCCAGCCCGGTCAAAAGGTTCGCCCATCCGTCCGATCTTTTTTCTGTAGTTTCCATTTTTATCTCCACTGGTTAAAACGCTCGTAATCGAGCACGTCGCCGCCATATAGCGTATGCAGAAAATATCTTTCGGCGTCCTTGGTGTGGTCGTTCTGTTTCAATGGCCGGTCGACGCCGATCTTTTGACCATTTTTGTCCCATAGATAAGCCGAGTAGTCCTTGATTGTCTGCTGACACGCTGGCTTGAGAGCATAGCGCCCAGACACCAGCATGTTCGCCTGGGTTCGAATGCCGTCCAGAACGTCGTTGACGGCATCCTTTACAAACAGAAACCCGTCCTTGCGTAACTGTAGTTTTAATGACGCCGCCGACGGGTCTATAATCATAACCTCCGGCGAGACCCCTTGCAAAAAAGCACGCATGTCCGCAGAGTATTCGCTATCGGTCTTTTGCCGGCCAGCCGCCTGGCTATCGTAATAATATTCGCGTTCCGCCCACACCTCCGGGCATGATCCCTTGCGCATGCCGAAAAGAATGAAGCATGTCGGGTTCCCGGTGCCGTAATCGATAGCAACGCCCCATCGGATTTTTTTATCCCCATCCGGCGTCGTATGAATTACGAACTCTTTCTCATCCCAAAAATCATAGACCGCTCCTTCCGCCATTACCCATAGGCCGTCAATGAACCGCTTGTACCATAGGCCTCGGAACTCTTTCTTGAGCGACCTGACGAAATCCGCCGGAAGATACGGATTATCATCAATACCCCAATTACTGGTGTACATGTCAAGTTCATTTTTACGATCGAGGTACACGGTTTTTAGGTAATGGTATGGGCTATCGGGATTGGTCGATCCAAAAAACTTGGCGTTATCTGTAGACAACCGCGACAACATCATTTTAAAAACAGATTCGGGCCACAAGGTAATCTCATCCCCATAGCACCCGGCGGCGGTAAGGCCGCGCAGCTTTCCCTCAGCCCGCTCGTCGCTTGCACCCAACACGTTGATGGTGCGCCCAAGCAAATGCACCTCCGCACGCCCAGAGTTGTAAGCGCAGGCATTTCCGCATAACATTTCCAAGGGCCTGATCACGTTGCGCTTGATGGTGCGCTCTGTACGGCCGATCATGAGCAGGTCCGCGTCGTGATCGGCCTCCTGCCCGACGAACTTTATCCATCGGACAAGAGATCCCCACGTTTTGCCGCTACGGACAGCGCCTTCCCAAATGTTGAGACGCTTATTTGACTCTAAAATAGAGGCTTTTTGTTTGGGACTCAACGAGAATTTCGAGGCGCTCACTTAAGTGCCTCATCGATGGCAGATAGGATCAAACCGCGGTTGTCCTCGGTATAGTTCTGATCTTTGGGTTTTCCTTCGGTGCGTTCGAATGCTAAGCGGAGCGCCCATTCCTCGCCGCGAGCAGCAGCATTGTCCAATTTGGCCATATACATGTGGGCGCGGGTGAGCTTTTTCTCGTCGATTCCCGGATATTCGCGCCTTATCATTTCGGCCGCCTTGCTCGGGCATTCGCATCCCATCATCTTTTTTAGGATTGTTGTCAAGTGTGGGCCACTAGCACCCGGACTCTTTGGGGGGGGGTTATCCTTACCCCACGCAGGGCGTAGATTTAACAACCGTTTATCTATCGGCTGCTCATCGGCTGGTTTAAGGTCGCTATTTTCGTTCATATTCTTTCCGCTCAGAGATGTTCAATTTATCGTATATTCCAATCCTTTTGCATTCAGCCATAACAGAAAGGCATAGCCCGCGCTGATCTTTTACCGGCGGGATTTGACTTAGATATTTATATGGCAATCTTGATATCAGGCTATAGGCTTCGCGCCCTCCCTTGTTGGCGATTACATCTATAAGCCTAAGCCATGGCGACCAGATCATTGTTTCGGCAATTCTGAATCCCCACCTTGAACCTTTTTTACGCAATAGATCAAGCCACATTTTACCATAATCCCTGAAAATATGTACCGTAGCGTCGAATAAAGGGGTAAATTTTTTAGGAGACAAAGGATTTAATATCGGCTTAAATGTTAGGAATCTAGACCAATTTTCTTTTTCGATTCTCGAAAATAATTGATAGATCTCGTTCCAATCATCAAATTTTTCTCCTGGAAGGTCGGCGATGAAATAGGTTGAAACCATGCAAATTTTGTTTTTAGATTCCACGAAATCGCCAAGCCTCTGTATTATGAAATCCTCTGTGAAAGGCTTTTTGATTGACTTCCTAAGCTCATAAGATATCCCTTCGAGTCCAAATGTAACGGTATTTTGTTTTACCTTGTGGATGTTTTCGAGTCTTGCATCTTGGCCAAAATCTTTTAACCCTTTTTTTTCTATCGCCGATTCGATTTCGAGCCACCCGCTATGAAGCGTTCTTTCCGGAGCGAACACGGAGACCAATTTTCCGTTGACGTTATTTATTTGCTTTATCGCCTCTGCGGTTGGAACCTCACGGTACGGTTTTAAGTTTGAAAGGCAACAGAAAGGGCATTTGAATTTACAACCCCTTGCAATTTCTATTCTGGTGACAATTTGTGTCGCCCTTTTTTCGATTTTAAATCCAGAAGGATCGCATTCACATGGATACGGGATATGGTTTGATGCTTTTGTGTAAAGATATTTCGAACTCGGCTTATCTCCCACCTCTATTTCACTCAGTATGTTGGGTAAATCATTTTCGCCATCGCCGATAAAAACGTAGTCTACCATCTCGGATATCAATTCTGGCGTCATTGTGGCCTGCATTCCGCCAGCTATGATAATAGGCTTCCCATTTCTTTTTTTTAAGCCGGAATCTCTTAGAAATTTTTCGAAGTAATAAATATCTCTGAACCAAAAAAAAGAAACAAGTAAAACGTCAACGACGCCGGCGGTCGAACAATCTACAAGCGTAGCAGACCTATGGGAATTTTCGAGGCATAATTCAAGCCCATACTGCAAATCGTCTTTCCCAAAGTAAAGCTTTCCTATTTTCATTTAGGCCACACTATTTCTATTCCATAATTCCCGGCGGCATCTTCAAATATGTTTTTAAGTTTATCCTTTGAGTCAAGCCAAACTGATGGCGGAATTTCAAACTTTGCTAATATTTTATTTTTACCACTATCAGAGTCATTGTCCTCGAACTCTATGCCTGGGGTTTCGGGTAAATCCTCAAACCCCCAATCTTTCAGATCGTCGACATTAAAATTATTTGCGAGTGCATCCATATCCCAATCGCCGGTGTTTTTATTAAGGCGGATGTTTAGCTCACGCTCTCTTTCTATGGGCAAATCAATCTCATAGCATGGGTACTCGGCCCACCCCATTGCCTGGGCGGCGCGAATACGCTGATTGCCGCCGATGATAACATTTTCTCGGCCCGCCGATGTGTTGATAACTGCTGGTTCAACCGCCCCAAATCCGTTCAGGGATTTTTTGAGCTGCTCGAAATCCGCCTTTGAGATTTGACGCGGATTATAATCCGGATGGATAAGATCAGAGATTTTTTTGGAAACTATGTTCATAAATTTAATTCAAGCGGCCTATCGTCCTTGGCGCTTAATGCAAATATCACCCTCAGACATCATGATTATGAGGGGCTTAGATGCTACCAGCATTCCAAGGATGATAGGCCGCCCATCATTAATATACACAAAAAGCGTGCAAATGTCAACGGCCAAATTTATACAATCCTCAGAGCCACGAGAGGCCTTTCGGCAGATCCAAGATAATTCCACCGTCGTCCGGAGGCGACATATAGGCCATCCGATTTCTCAACCAACGCCTTGCGGCCCACCTTTGCAAAGCGGTCGACCGTCTTTCGGTCGATTTTGACGGAGTGAGTGCAGGTGAAGATATACAGAGTTTTCCCGGCCCTGATTTGCGCCATGATATAATCGAGTGTCATTAATAACTCCAGATCCAGTAGTATCCGCGCCAGCCATTGTCATTGCAGACCTCGACGATGAGGTCATCTGCCGACACTTCTGCGAAATCGCCACAGATGGCAATTGCCTCTTGAATTAGTTCTCGCGCAGTCACTGGATCTCCATCGCGATCGTCTAGGATCTCACAATGGTCGACCACGCGACTATCGACGCCATCGCCGATTATTCCCTCGATGCTATCAGCCAGGTCTCCATCATCCTCTATCCGATAGGCACACGGGCCGACGCTCCCATTTCCTAAATCATTGCGATAATACACGCTGTTGTCGCGGTATATCGCGGTCAGCCTTTTCGCGATTTCCTCTTTTTCGATTTGGCTCAGCATGATTCCCTCCTGGTTATTGGTTTGATTGGTCTCTCAATCTTATATTAATTATACCACAGATTTTGATTAATGTCAACTACTATTTTATCTTTTTTAATTTATTTTTACGATCATTTTCCCCTTGACTTTTGTAAAAAACGGTGTTACAATATATATATCAAGGGGGCAAGATGAAACTATCTGATCAAATAATCGCCTTAATAGCAATCGCAGAAGCCCGGCACCCGACAAGCTCGGTCAAACCATGCCGAAACCTATCGTGGGAACAATGCCTCCGCCCAGAGCCATGCCTACACGATTGGCTTTTTTGGTACGACACTGACGATGATTCGACGCATACGCTACGGGTTTCAAAAGTTTTAAAAATAAATTAAATATCTATTGACTTTTTAAAAAACAAGGTGTATAATTAGAGTATAGATTAAGACAACCATCAAACCCGGAGGAAGCGATGAAATGGACGATCACGAGCAAAAGCGGGCAGGTACTTTACGGTGAGACGGCAGACAATCAAAACATGATCAACATGAGCAGCAAGACGGGGAATCATGGGCAAATCGAGCGGTCAAAATGGGACGCGAAAGTAAAACAGATGCAAGCTGCCGGGTACTCGGTCGAAATTAAATAAAATTAAGTAAAATTACCCCTTGACTTTTGCCTAAAATGGTGGTACAATTAGATATAATCAAATCAGGAGGAAATTATGAATAAGAAAATCAACCAAGACCGCAAAGACCTGTACTACAAGCAGGTGTCCGAAGGCAAAATCACCATTACGCAGTATCTCCAGCTCTGCCGGATCATCGCAAAACAAGAGATCAAAAGCCTATAACCAGCAAACCAATAACCAGGGAGCATATATGATGTACGCAATACGATACCGCCTGCCAGTGACCACCAGCGATGGCGCACTCCTTGTGAGCAAGGGCGCGGTGCAGATTAACGCCGGAACTCCACGCGAAGCCGTCCTCGAATTCAACCGCCAGTATGGCGCACGGTCATACATCGGCACGCACGCAGTCGCGGTGATGCCGGCCGATGCATATATACGAGCACTCAACCAGGGGGCAAAATAGAAATGGGCTATGTATTAACATGGGGAATCCACCGAGGAACTCTGACGAGTCGTGATATCGGCGATCCGTACAAATTTAAAACAGAGAAAGAGGCCGCGGGAAAAATAGAGGAACTTAAAAAACGTTTCGCGGAAATCGGCTATTTTATCTGGTTCGCGAACATTAACGGGAAACAGGTTTTTTCGACACCTTACCAATGATAGGGGGTAAAATGCAGTTAAACATGGAGCTATTAGTCAGTCTCGGGGCATGCAAGGATGGGAAGGCCTGGTACGCCGCCCATCCATACCCAACGGTGCAGGGCGGGATCGCCGACATCCTATCGGACGAATTATGTCCAAGAAGATCAGTGTGGGCCAATTGGCTCATAGTGCGAGTGTTGTCCAGTGATAACAATATCAGATATGCTATTTATGCGGCCGGACTTGTTTTGCACCACTTCGAGAATAAATATCCGGATGACAATCGTCCCCAGAAAGCGATTAGGGCCGCAAAAAAATACTTAAAAGCAGGAAGTGTGGCCGCCGCATGGGCCGCCAGGGCCTCCGGGGCTGCCGCATGGGCCGCCAGGGCCTCCGAGGCCTCCGCCGGGGCAGCCGCCAGGGCCTCCGCCGGGGCAGCCGCCAGGGCCGCCGCCGGGGCAGCCGCCAGGGCCGCCGCCGAGGCCGCCGCCGAGGCCGCTGGGGCAGCCGCCAGGGCCGACGCCGAGGCCGCCGGGGCCGCCGGGGACGCCGCTTACAACAAAACGCTCGCTAAAATCGTAAAATACGGAATCAAATTGCTCAACCAGCAGGAGGCAACATGTTAATCCTAAAAATTTTTCTTGTGGCGTTCGTGGTTTTTACGCCCATCGTTCTCTTGTTTTTGTCGGCAGGGAAAAAGCCGTATTGCCACAGTTGCAAATGCCGGGGAACAGTCGCGTGTGATCGATGCCCGGAGAATTCCAATGTTTGACGACATCAAAAAATCGATTCGCGACCACCGGCTTAAAATGCTGTGTAAAAGATGCGCTAACCGGATTATATCAAGCCGCGGTTTCGGAGACATTTTCCCAAGCGAGATTCCTGGCCATCCTGGGTATGCATACGTTTCCCGGCCATGGGCCGGGCCTGGAACGCTGGAGATGGCGTTATACAAAATACGACGCCATACCATAGAGCGCATGGCCTATCAGATCGACAAAGCGATTGACACAGAAATCATAACCAATCTCAAAGGAGCAAAATATGCCTTTATCGGACATCGTAAACATTAACACGTACGATCCGAAGCTAGTAATAGTCACCATTGGAGGCGTTCCGATATCTGGGTTCGCCGACGGACCGTTGACCGGCGCTGACTACCAATCCGGAACCGCAATTATGACCGAAAACATTACAATACCATAAACAAAGGAGAGCGCATGGCCTATCAGATCGACAAAGCGATTGACACAGAAATCATAACCAATCTCAAAGGAGCAAAATATGCCAACTAAAACTATAGCCGATATCATGGGAATGCCGGAAAAAGAATTTTACGATATGGTTGACGACATGGGATTAATGGAGAATTTCGAGGAGCGCGCGCTCGAAGAATTCGAGGAGCACGATGAGGAGCGCCACGAAAAGATTGCCAGCGAGTACCCGTCATACTCCAAGCCGATCTCCTGGGATGATGACGATGGGCTGTTTGAGTACGACGACGATGTGAATACCGACGAAAGCGAATCAGAATGAATACGACCGAAATAGAGAACGCGGTCGCCGAGTATTACAATTGGCGCACTAATATCATCGTCCCTAATGTCTCGTGGGGCCTGGGAATTCATGAATGCGACCTGTTAATATGCACCCCAAAAGGATATTTGCATGAGGTGGAAATAAAAATTTCTAAATACGATTTGCTCGCAGACGCAAAAAAGCCGCATCACCATTTATCCCAAAAAATACGATCATTAATGTTTGCAATACCGGAAATCTTGTTTGAACACATAGGTCTAATTCCAAAAAATGCCGGAATATTGATTGTTAAAAATGTTCCATTAAATTACAAAATGCCTAAAAAAAAATTATATCCTTTTTTTGTCAAAGTATTTCGAAAGGCGAAAATCAACGAAGTTTTACCGGTAACTGAAAAACAAAGACATCACCTGTTGCTATTGGGCTGCATGCGCCAATGGAAATTAAGAAACACAATTAACGATTTATCATTTCAAATCGAAAATTTACGAAATAATATAACCAAAATTTAATCACACTACAAAGGAGAAAAGATGCCGAACCGAATTTGTGACCATGTTACCGACGGCTGTTTCAAGCCGACGAAATCGCACAGCGATCCGTGCCCGCACGCGATCCAGCACGAATACGATCTTCCGCACTGTGACGCGGAGAAATGCGACAGGTTTGCGGATTATGTCGATGTTATCGAAGAGGGACAACCGATCATGCGAGGTAAAATTCTCTACTGCAAATGCGTAAAATGTGATTGACATTGTATCGGCGATATAGTATGTTGATGAGGATGAAACTGATAAATTCAAAAAAAAATAGCAATTAACTCCTGGTAGACACCCGTCTCACCGGCGCGCGTTATTATCAGTTTCACGCGCCGGGCCAGGTTTTTTTGGTAAAAACATGCATAGAGGATATATAAAATTTTGGAGAAAAACACGAGATAATCCTCGTATGCATGATCCAGATTATTTATCAGTTTGGATATGGATTTTGCTCGAAGCGAACCATAAGTCCAAAAAAGAGATACTCGGAGGGAAAATAATAGAATGCCATCCAGGGCAATTTACCACCGGGAGGAAGCAACTATGTAAAATTTCAGGGGTTAACCGCTCTAAGCTAGAAAGAATTTTAAAAATCATGGAAAACGAGCAACAAATTGAGCAGCAAACAACCAATACAAATCGGTTAATATCAATATGTAACTGGGGGGAATACCAACAAACCGAGCAACAGATTGAGCAACAAGTGAGCAACAACCGAGCAACAAGTGAGCAACAAGTGAGCACACCTGAAGAATGTAAGAATGATAAGAATGTTAAGAATATAAGAATAATATTTATAAAGCCAACCGTTGAAGAAATCAAAAGTTATTGCGATGAACGCAATAACAACATTGATCCAAATGAATTTTTTGACCATTATGAATCAAACGGATGGGTGATCGGAAAGAATAAGACCCCAATGAAAAATTGGCAGGCATCGGTACGAACATGGGAAAGTAACAGAAAAAAGCAATATCAAGGAAACGGTGTTACAGGAAAAAAATCATATCGTGAGCATGAAAAGGACCAGGAAAATTATGACTATTCAGACGTCCCCACCTATTCGTTCGGGAAATAATATGGGCATAGAATCCAAACTCGGAAAAATAATAACGCGGATTCAATGCGTACCCGATGAAGAGGTAGGCCCTTTAGAGTCATCGGCTGGAATTCAATTTTACGAGGAATCGGGAATTCCTGATCGCCACCGAGACTTTAGAGTTAAAGATAACTCGAATTCTGTATGGAAAAACGTCTATGAATTGGCAAAGGCGCAAATATCTACCGGCTCAACGGTCGCGTTGATTGGGAACAGAGGGACGGGAAAGACTCAGATGTCTGCGTGCTTATGCGGTTACTGCGCGTTTAAGATGGGCCGACCGTGCTTATACATCAAATCTTTTGAGTTCTTTTTACGCATACGGGACGCGATGAAAAAAGGTGATAGCGAACTCGATGTAATCAAAAAGATGCTAATCCCATACCTGTTGGTATTGGACGCTTACGAGGTGCGCGGAGACACGGATTTCGAAAATAGAATGATGGATCATTTAATTGACAAACGATATGACAACTGTAAAAGCACGGTAATAATCAGCAATGATAACAAAAAGGATTTTTGCTCTAAAGTCGGCGCGTCTATCGTCGACCGAATGAAAGAAGGTGGCGGAATTTTCGAATGCGGATGGGAATCCTTCCGCGGGAAAAAGTAAACCGGAAGAAACAAATTATACGAACGGATGGTGATTATGAAAATACTCAATTTTACGATAAAAAAGAAGTTTTTCGACATGATTCTGTCGGGCGAAAAAACGGAGGAATATCGGGAGATCAAGCCGTATTACTGGACACGGCTTATTGATAATGGGAAAATGTTAGACGTTGCCAAAGAGAAATGTTTAGGAGTGTTTCGGGCTTACCAAAACAATGCTGGCGATCCATGGGAACTTGAGCTAGGCTTCGTCGGATCACTGAAATATCTTTCCGACAATTTCGATATATTTAAAAATTATGATTGTGCAAAGTTTACAAACGGATACCGCAAAAATTCGCCAAGCTTTCGAATAAACCTGATCGGCATCACGACCGGATTTGGAAATCCGAAGTGGGGCGCGATCCCTGGGGTACAATATTTTATCCTGCATCTCGGAGAAATCCTAAGTAAAAATAATTAAAATAATGGTTGACTTTTTTTAAAATAAGTGGTATATTTAAAGAAAAGAAGAAATTATGAAATCTGTTTTGGTGAGATTGAAAAGCGAGATTTACCACATTGTTAATGACAAAAAAATTTACGGAGTACATTCCGGCATCCATGGCAACGTGACCGGCATCTGGGGCAACGTGACCGGCATCCGGGGTGACGTGAGCGGCATCCGGGGTGACGTGAGCGGCATCCGGGGTGACGTGGATGATGCTGAGTTGTCGGATGAGGAAAGGAAAAAGGGAGTTGACATTAACGACCTAATCAAAGGAGCATCAAATGCCTAAATCTCAAAGATACGTCGGGTTGAAAATGCCTGATGAATTGTACCGACGAGTACAAAAGTCCGCGGCTAAAGCTGAAAGATCAATATCTGATTATATCCGGATAGTCCTCAAAAACCATTTGTCCGAGGAAGGGAGGCCGCAGTGATCAGAGATAAATATCTCGTAGTAAAAGCAACGCTCGGTGGGGCCACGCATGTGCATCCAACGCTTGCCGCCGCCGAGAACGCGGCCAAAAGCGCAACCCTTGAAGATGGTTGTGACCGGAACATCTATGTGCTTTGGGGAACGTCCACACTCGAAAAGCGGGCTGTCGTCAATTACGATATGTCGGATGGAAAAGTATGAACCCTGGACGATACAACAATCTTAGTCTTGAGCGATACCACGCTGAGGAAGGATGGTCGAAAACCAAACTCGATTACGTCGATCGATCCATGCTTCATTATTACGAGTATTGCAATTCTGGGGGAGGAGACCTAAAATGCCTTATCGACGGCGCTGCGTTTCATTGCAGCCTTCTCACGCCAAAATTGTTCGAAGCCGAATACGTGTCTCTTCCCAAAATTGACAAACGAACAAAGGTCGGGAAAGAAGAGTTTGCGCGATTGTCTATCGAGAATGTCGGCAAAACAATGCTTGATCCTGGTACCATGGAAATGCTCGAAGGGATGTCAGAGGCATTCTGGAATCATCCGACTGCGCCTAAAATCCTGGAAGGTGGTGCCGCAGAGAACTCGTTTTTATGGGTTGACAATCGAACGGAATTATTACTCAAGTGCCGACCGGACTATCTGCGATCGGATGGCGTAGTTGTCGAATTGAAAACCACCGTGGATGCATCATGGTTTAAATTCCAGCGTGACATCTACAAATATCGGTATCATGTTCAGGCTGCGATGTGCTGTGACGGGATATCAAAAGTTTTGGAAACGCCAATCAATGAATTTATTATCATCGCCATCGAGAAAGATCCGCCGTATGCAATCGCGATTTATCGCCTCGATTCAATGGCGATCGAAACCGGAAGGGCTGCGTATCGGAAAAATCTTGATACGATAAAATGCTATAATTGCAATGAGTACGCCGGGTATCCGACGCATATACAGGATATGTGGTTGCCGGGATATGCGGAATGAACTTGCCTTTTACAAAAAAAGATGGTACAATTAATAAAAGTGAGGAACTATGAACGATCTCGAATTGTCGAACGAATTCACCCCGGCGTTGCCGACCGCCAATACCGATGGCAATATGGCCGTGGAGGCCAGCCGGGCCGCGCAGGAGGTCATGGGACTGATAATAAGCTCCAAACGGTTCCCCCGCGACGAGTTCACTGTCTACAACAAAATCGTGAAGGCCTGCGAGCGTTATTCATTGGCTAAAGCGGCTGAGTACGTTTACCCGCGTGGGGATACTACCGTCAAAGGGCCTACTATCCGATTAGCCGAGGTCTGCGCGCAAGTATGGGGGAACATGGATTTTGGAATTAAAGAGCTTGACCGTAACGAGGATGCGGGATGGTCTGACATGGAAGCATATTGCTGGGACTTGGAATACAATACCAGGCGCTCGATTAAGTTCCGCGTTGAGCACATCCGCGATACGAAAAAAGGTTCCCGCCGCCTAACCGATCAACGGGACATCTACGAGATCACCGCCAACCAGGCCGCGCGGCGCGTCCGCTCATGCATCCTATCGATAATACCAGGCGATATCATCGAGAAGGCGATGTCTGTTTGTCGGGAAACGCTCAAAAAAGGCGATGGCCGGCGTCTTAAGGATCAGCTAAAAGATATGATTGTGGCATTCGCAAAGCTCGGTGTGCCGCAGGAAGCGATCGAGAAAAAATTAAATCACAGTATGGAGATCGCCACGAAGGACGAACTCGTCGACATGATCGGAATTTATAACTCGATCAAGGACAATCTTTCCTCCCGCTTTCAATTTTTCGACATCGCTGGAAGCCAGACCGATGATAATAAAAATCTGAATGAAAAAATTCTCGGGAAAGGAGAAACGAAGTGAAGGTAATCAAGCTCCAGGCTGAAAATTTCAAGCGCCTCAAGGCC